CCGATGCAGTCGCAGGTGCCGTCGCTGCCGTCGCCGCCTGTGCGGTAGGTTGGGTTGCTTTCGGCAATTCTGCGCACGTTCTCCACAAACCGGGTCACGTTCATACGTTCACACGCTCCCATCCATCAGGATACGCCGAGGCGTTATGCACAAGGTTGTCCAGCAGGGCGCGGTACACCGTGCCATCCTCTGCTTTGTAGCATTCGCCCTTCATGTACATGCCGCTGGTGCCAAAGGGATCCACCCACGGCTTGGCACGAGCGGGATCGGTGGTGTGCGCAAGACCCCACAGGGCGCGAAGGGCGGAAGGCCGGCCCTCGTAGCTGGCGGCATTGTACGGCTGAATAAGCGTCCACACCTGTCCCTCGTCGCTCACAGGGGAACCAACAGGCCATGCGCTGTAATCCTTCGCAGGATCGAATGCGGGAACGCTGTGCTCCTGCGCGATGATCTGCGTGCCAGTCATTCCGTTGGCAGTTTCGCGCAGCTTCAGCGCATCGCTGCGTCCAAGACTGCGGAATACATCGGTCATGCTCATGCCTCGTTCACTCCTTCCTGATAGGCCGCTTCATAGGCGGCAAGCTGTTCTTCCAGCGCGGCAATGCGTTCCTCGTTTGTTGGCATGGGTTTCACAGGCTCCGGTTCGGGCAGCGGTTCGTGAACGTACGCGCCTTCCACGTAAAGATATTCGTAAATATTGCCGTCAGGCAGTGTTTCCACTACAGGCATACCTTCATAGCTGACGTTTGGAAGCACTACGCAAGCGGAAAGAATGCGCTTATCCTCTGCAATATTCAAAGCATACATCATACCAGAACCCCCTTAATGCCGTAGATTCGCCACGGAACCAGCAGTTGGTTTTTAAGCTCGTTCGTTCCCATCGTGTTGTAGCTTGGATAGCGGTAGCAGTCCTGGAATTCCACTCCCGTTGTTCTTGCGTATCCGCCTCTGCCGACAATGTACATAATGTCAGCAGTAAGGGTGACCTGCTTAGGGTTAACGAAGCCATTTACGCCAACGCCAAACTCACCATAGCAAAAACCGTCCTCATCATTGTTGTATCTGAAATCAATACCAACCCTGCTATATGCGCTCAGATCAATAGAGATCTTTTGCGCTGCAAACTCGCTGGCTGGACTGGCGTTTTGCCACAGCAAATCCCTGCTGATGATGCTGCCTTTTGCAGCCACTTCACAGGCGAGCAGTTCGTTTGCATACCCCTTCGGCACATAGGGCGGCAGCGTATCGGCGGTGTATGCTCCTTCATAAAGCGCCGCCCATTCTGCCTTGGTTGAAGCTCCGTTTTCAAAACCTATTGAGAAGCTTAAATTTGTACCATCCGATGAGAATGCACTAATCGTATGGTTATTTTTATTGACAGAACCAAAATCTGTCCACGAGGAAGGAAGAGTTGCAGGAATGTTGTAGATTTTCGTCAGTATTTCGCCGTTCAGCTTGGCTGCATACGTTACGGTTTTTCCCAAAAGGCGCTCGTAATCAGCTACCTTTTGATAGATAAAACCACTTGTGTTTTCCTCTGAACGGATGGTCATACCATCATCATCAAAGGATAAAAGTGTATTGCTCATTCGGGCAATATATCTATCGATACACTCTTGCCACGCAGTTGTTTTTGTTATACCCCTCCGGTTCACAACTTTCGTAAAATTGCTGTTAACCAGCAGGTTGCTGGGAGTCAGGTAGTATTCCGGCGCTTTGCCGCCGAGCAGGGATGCATTTTTTGCTGTGCCATCCGCGCTCAGATAGTCTTCCGGAGGCTTTCCGCCAAGCAGGGAAGCATTTTTTGCTGTGCCATCCGCAGGCAGAGCATTCAGCTGCCCGGGCGTGGGCAGCGGGTGCACATGATCGCCGCGTGCGGCACGGTTTAGCGTACCGGGCGCTGCTTCGCCGGGTGCAGCGGGCATTTCATCGCTGTAGGCAACGCCTTCTCCTTTCGGGCCGGTTGCAGGTACCCCGGTATCAACCCCTCCGATGAACCAGTTTCCGTTATTGCCAATGCTGAGCGCCTCTTTCACTGCGGCAGGGCCCGCCTCCGCTACCGCCCGTGCCGCCGCATTGGCAGCGTCCGCAGCCTTCCGAGCCTCAGCGATGACCACCTGCAAAACAGGCAGATCCGGATTCATGCCGGGATCGCCGTCTGTACCAATGTCCACGCCAACCACCGGTAGCACCACAAACGCCGCGTATTCCATCGGCGTGTATACTTCATAGCCGCCCTCTTCCATGGGGATCTGCAAACGCACATCCCAGAAGTAGGTGCCGGGGGCAAGGTTCGTTTCGTCCGCATCCAGCACCACAGTCAGTTCTTCATCGCTTGCGTTAAAGCGTTTCTGAAGCACCACTTCGTCGCTGGTAATGCGTTTCTTAATCGTGAATACGCCGTCCGTGCCTTCCGGCAGGTCGCGCCCGTCAAGCTCAATCTTCATCACCAGCGTATCGCCGCGGGAAAGCTCAACGTCGTATCCGTCAAACGTTACCATTCTTCTCCAACTCCTTCACACGCTCCAGCAGTTTGCCGTACTTGTTGTACAGGTCATCAGCAATCTGTGTAAGCCGCATCGCAAACTGTTTTTCTTCGCCAACCCACTTTTTCGGCGTTACCGGCGGTTCATACTGGTAGCCTGTCGCTTTCTTCATCAGTCCACATCCGTTTCTGCTTCTATCTGAAGCCCACCGATGATCTTCCACGGAACCGTCCCTTCGCTCTCAACGATCAGCCTGAACCGCCTTCCGTTGCCGCCAAACCGCACCTTGCGCTGCTTGGCTCCCTTGCCGTCTTCGGGCGGGTAGAAGGTCACTTCCTTGGTCTTCAGCTTCTTTTCGGTCTGCATGCTCAGTTTCAGCGCAACTTCCTTTTCACACTCCACCGTCAGGTATACCGTAAAGCTGCCCTTGGCAATGTTCTTGTACCCCAGTTCTTGCCATCCGCTCACCCAGCGTATCGGCACGGCCGCGCTGCCTTCATCCTCGTTCCATTTCAGGATCCTGCCGGGTTCCTGCGTACTGGTAAAGTACAGCGCATCTTCCGTAGGCAAAAAAGCTTCTACGCTCACATCCTCGCGCAGAAGCCATGTATTTTCATCCGTGTTGAACACCAGCACAGCGTTGTTCTTTTCAGCGCCGTCCAGCGGCAGCGCACAGTAGTAAGTCCCGCGCCACAGGCAGCCAAATGCCTGGTCAAGCGACGTCACGTTCATGCGCTCCCATACCTTCCTGGCGTATTCCTGATAATACGGCGTCACCGTTTCGCCGTCGTACCGCATCAGCCCGTCGCGCCCCAGCATCAGAATCCGCGTACCGTCCACCGCCACCGTCTGGGCATACGCCGTTCCGCCGCCGTACTGTTCCTTGAACACATACTCGCCAGGGTCGGTACCAAGCACGCGCCATACCTTCGTCTTCTTCAGGGCGATCAGCTGGCTGCCAAACGGAGTCAGCGCCGTGAAGCTGTCGCCATCCCACGAAGGCTGCATAATGTCGCCTGCACCATCTTCCGGGATCTCGTCATTCTGCGTCCAGTCAAACGGGTCATAGGGTGCGCTGTACACCAGCATGTCCGGGTCTTCTACAATGCCGCCGCCCCAAATGCGTTCGGCATATCGCGTGATCACGCCAAACTTCTTGGGTGTGGCAATCACGCCCACTTCCAGCATGTCGCCGCGTATGTAGATCATGCCGTCCTGCGCATTGCTCATAAGCAGCACATCCACCGGCGCTTCGCTGCCTTCCGGGTTGATCTCGTAGGCCACCCAGCTCCATACATTGCTCTGGTAGCTGTCGCCTTCGTAATCAACGGGAATGTCCAGCTTCGTCCACTTTTCTCCGCCCGGAAGCATCCAGTACAGTTGCCCACCGGCAGCGGCAATCATCACTTCATGGTCATCTGTGTACCATCTGCGGTAAAGCCTCGCCAGCGTTTCAATGGGCTTCGGCGTCTCGCCGTCCAGCAGCTCACAGGCGTATGCAGGGCGAAGAATGCCTTCTCTGGTCACAGCGCCTACGCTTTCAACGGCGTATCTTGGGTCTGTGCCTATTCCGTCGCCGTACTGGTTCAGCCCTTTGAACTCTGGTATCCGTATGGAGGCATCGTAAGTACCAATGCTCACATAACTTGCCATCAGCCTACCCCCATTCCTATGGGATTGCCACCCTCCATGCCAGTAGGTGTTTCCTGCGCAGGCGCACCGGCGCTCTGGGCAAGGCGGTCGTTCACAGCCTTCAGGTTATCAATGGCCTGCTGTTGACTTGCCACCTGATCCTGCAGCATCTGCATCTGCTGCAGCTTCTGCGTAATCACTTCATTCTCCCTCAAAACAGGAAGAATCCGCTCCTTGCCGTCCACCTGCAAAAGCTCAAACAACGCACTCAGCGGGAAATACTGCCCTGCCTGTGCGCTCATGGAATAAGACTGCATGATCAGCTCGTTCTGCGCCTGCTGACGCAGGGGATTGCGCCTCTGTACCTGCACCTGCACGGTGTAGGGAGGCGGGGGAAGCACGCCGCTGCTCTTTCGTCCAAACAAGCGTTCAGCGCTGGCGTCGATTTCGCGTTCATTCCGCTCGCCGGTAATGAATACCACGCGCTTCTTGTCGTAGAACTGGTTGATCAGCCACATCACCTGTTCCACAATGCTTCTGTAGCCCTGATTGAGCACTGCAGTGCGCAGTCGGGTAATCTTGCCGCCTGCCTCCTGCAGGGCGCTGATGGCGCTGGCAGCCGTAATGCCGCCTGCCGTCTCGCCGCGGGTGAACTGGTTCTGGCCGCTGTCCTGCTTGATATCGGTCTGAAGCTGAAGCATCTGCTGGGTCACCATGCCGGTAAACGGCTGGGTCTGCAGCCACTGAATGGCGCTGGAGTCAATGCGGTCGCCTTCCACCACGTCATTTTCCCAGTCCAAAAGCGCTTCCTTGTCCACGCCAGCGTTGCGGTCTACCAGCAGTCGGCCCTTGCTGCTCATTCGCAGGTTCATGTCAATGTAGCTGGCATAGCGGTTCACATAGCGCATCATTGGCGCAAGCTCCTGTATCAGGCCATCGCCTACAGGCAGGCCCTCAATCGGCGTAAATACGTCCAGAACAAAGGGATACATGCCGTGCTTGTAAATATCCTTGCTCTCTTCCAGAACCACGCCACCGGCCAGATAAGCCACGTTTATGGTGTATCTGCGCTTCTTTGCGTCGTACAGCCGGTACCAGTATTCCACCAGCATCGTCTTATCTTCGTCGGCCAGCTTGCTGTCCATCTGCGCATCTGCCATGCCCAGGCCGCTGTACTCGCCTTCGTCACTGCCAATCTCTTCGGCAAGGTCAGGGTAGTGCTGCTCATACCAGCTCTTCGGGAACCAGCTCACCTTAAACAGCGCACGGCTGTCCTGTATGTCCTCCGCAGCAGGGTCCCACAAAAACGCTTCCACAGGCCAGCGGATCAGCGCCACATTGCCCTTGCCGCCGTCCATATCAGGATCCCATACCACCTGCGTAATCGCTGTGCCGGTGCCAAAGCAGTCCTCCACGCGCTTCCTGTGCAGGCTTTCGTATCGGTTCATATTCATAATGAACCGCACAACGTCGGTCAGGTCTTCCGCCGTCTTCTGCAGTTCTCTGGTTTCCGGCATCATCAGGGCTTCGGGCATATTGTCCATCTGGTCAGCCACGCAGTTGTTGAAGGTCGATTTCAGGGTCTGCAGCTGGATCGTCCGCTTGTCCTTGCGCCTGGAGGCCGTCTGCGCGTCCTGCTTCGGGTCCTGCAGAAGAATGATCTTTCGTGCTTCCCGAGCACGTTCATGCATCTCCCTGCACCCGTCACGCCATATCCGCAGCCTGCCGTATGCCTCTCCGGCCAGCTTCTTGTATTCCTCTTTCTGCATCGCCCGTCACCTCGGTATATTCACTATGTATTTTCTTGTGCTGCCTTCCACGGTGCGCAGCCCGTTTGCATCCACACCCATGCTTCTCAGCCTGCTTTCCACTTCCATAAAGGCGTTGCGGTACTGGTAGCCGCGGCTCTGTTTCTGGGTGTTCCCGTTTCGGTAGCACAGCCACGTCGCCCAGTCGGCAATCGCCCGGTGCGTCCACACAGGCAGTTCCGGCTCGCTCTTGTCATGGGTCAAAAGCGGGTAGTTTTCGCTGTCCGCATGCACGCCTGCATAAATCAGCACCAGCCGGTCGTATCCCTCGTTGATGTAGTCCCCAAGATAGGGCATATAATCCCCAAGGTCATCCGCGTCATTGTTGGTCTGGTGCATCACCATGTTTTTGATCGCCAACAGGTTCACGTTTCTCCCTCCCTTACAGATTGGGATAACGCTGCTTCAGCTGCATGAATACAGGCACCTTCACGTCCACATACTCGCCGCGGCGAATGCGGGTCACCTTGCCGTTGATGATCACCGTTTCGTTCTGGTCCACCTTCAGGTCACTGTTGGTATCCTCAGCCAGCGGGATGAATACGCGCACAGTGGGTTCCTTGCTTACGGCCTTGGGCGTGTTCACAACGCTGATGCCGTCTTCGATCTTCTTAGTAGCCATTCTCATTCCTCCTTATACAGAAAATAGGGGGAGACCAGTACCGATCTCCCCCTATAGGTTGTTCAGGCTAAAGCCGCTTAGGCAGTAGCGCCGTGTTCGATGCGCACAATGAAGGCGTCCTGAAGGATCGCACAGGCAAAGCCCTTCACCTTCCAGGCAATGGTGCCGCGCTGCTCCAGAGGATCCAGAGCGCCGGAAGAGCCGGGAGGATTGATGATGACCTTCACGTTGCCGCCGTCGCCGCCAAGCTCCACGTCGCCGTAGGCATTGTCGGCGTAGATCACAGTGCTGTAAACGGTCGCATCGTCAGCGCCGCCGCCAGTGGGCTGAATCTTGGTTGCGTCTGCGGCAGCTTCGGTCAGCCAGCGGAAGGTGATCTTGTCGCCGTCAATGCGCTCAATGCAGGTGGGCGTAGTGGCGGAGCCAACCAGGTCAACCATCTTGCCGGTCAGCATACGGGCAGTGTCAGCGTCAAGTGCAGTGGCCAGGGTGGCAGTGCGGTTCTCAACGTCCACATTGCTGATGGTCAGGCTGGCAGTGGTGCCGTACAGGTAGTCAGCCTTGGCAAAGGTCTTGGCGTTGGTGCTCTCGTAGAACTTCACCTTGTACATGGTGCCAAGCTCGTACTTCTCCACCTTTTCCTTGTCCTGATACTTGGCCACGTCAATCCAAAGGGGATCGCTGGTCAGGTCATAGATGGTGTCGGGGTGCACAATGGCATGGTAGTAACCATCGGCAAAGGGCTTGGCGTTGTTGCGGCGCAGGGTGCGCACAGCCTTCTTGATATCGTCCGCAGTCAGCTTGTCGCCAGCGGTAATGGTGCCGCGGCTGGTCTTGTTGCCAGCAAACTGCACGTTCATACCGGCGTTGATCGCGTCGCGGCAGATGGTGTCCAGGCTCAGAATGGCCTGATCAGACAGCAGCTTCGCAGACTCGCGGTGCATGTCATCCAGCTGGTAGAAGTTCAGCTCGTCGGTGATCTCCACATGACGGCCGTAGGGCTTCACCATCACGGTGAAGGCGGTCTGCTTCAGTTCCTGACCTTCAGGGGTCACGCCTTCCTTCAGGGGTTCAGTAACCGCAGCAAAGGGTACCATCTTGCGGAACTGCACATGCTTGCCGTTGTGTTCCGGCAGCTTGCGCTTCTGGCCGTCGCGGCCGTGCACCATATCGGGCTTGGCGTTCTCCAGCAGGGTACGTTCGTAGAACTCAATCACGCCGGGAGCTACGCCGGGGGAATAGGTATAGTTCATGTTCTCAAAAACTGCCATAGGGAATTACCTCCGCATATCAATCGTCTTTCCCTGTGCAAGCAGTGCGTTGAGCTGGTCAAAGTTGCTGGCGCTCATCTTGGCGATACTCATATCGCCAATCGCCATTCCATTGCTGGAACGAACAGGAGCAGGCGTGGCTTTTCTTGCCTCCTGCTCCTTGTGGGCGTTGTAAACGTCCTTGAAACGCCACTCGCCGCTCAGTATCTTCTGCTTTACTTCAGGGTCTTGGGTGTACATGGCGTATACGTCTACGCCGGTGGTGTCCTTGATCGTCTGCGCCTCTGCAAACAGCTCGTTGGCTCTCTGCTGGGCGCTCACAAAACGTCCATTGCTGTCGCGCACCTGAGGAGTGTTGACCTGCTTCGTCTCTTCAATGGGCATGCCGCCCTTCAGCTTCAGGTACTCCGTGGCGCGTTCCAGACTCTTGAACTCGCCGCTGGCCACCAGGCTCTCGGCTTCACGTTCAAGCTGTACGCTCTGCAGTTGGGCTACCTTGTTGCGAAGCGTCTCAAGTTCAGCCTCATATCGGCTGCTCACACGCGCTTCAATCTCGGGGGTTGCCTTGCGCACGGCGTCTTCCATGCGCTTCTTGAACCAGCCGGTATCACCGGCAGGCTTGTCCTCCGCAGCAGGCTGCGCATCCGTCTGCGGCGCTGTAAGAGCTTCTTCCAGCGTGGGGGAAGCGGGGGCAGCAGCGTCGTCCTGTGCCTGTGCCGCAAGCAAATTCTCGACCGTATTCTCCATGGAAAATACCACCTTTCTTGGTGTAGCAGCCTTCCGTGGAAACGCGGACGGCTGGTTTTATATAGCAAAAAGCACGGTGAAATCACCGCGCCAGATGCTCCTCAAATGGGTCGTAATACCTGTGTTTCTTCGCCTTGTCCTCTTTCGTGGGAAGCGGCCGCGCCATGCAGAAATAGCGCGTCTCGTCGTAAATGTGGTCCTCTGCATCGCTGTCGATGTCTTCGGGGTCTGTCAGCGAATAAGGCAGCGCAGGGATCGTTCGTATGAACTCCTGACAGGTGCTGAATACCTGCAGCTTCGGCTTGCCTTCAGCGTTGAACCGCAGGCGCTCATGCACCTGCATCTTGCCGGGGATGCGTACATGGTCGCCAGGACGGAAGTAAATGCCAGGCGCACTGCCGTTAGGCTCCATCTGCTGCGCCACACTGTCGCCTCGGCTCCTGTCAAAGATCGCAGGGTCAGCCACGCGATCGATTTTGATGTTGTCCGCTCGCTCCTGCGCCTCCCGGCTCAGAATCCCGTCCACAATCTGTCTCGGCGTCAGCTTCAGGCCAATGTTCGCTCTGCCTGCTTCGCACCCGTACCATTCCCTGTATCGGTACATCGTGCCGTCAGGGCCAACTGCCCACCAGCCTACGCTGAAAGGCTTTGAGTACCCATGGTCAAAGCTCATGTACCTCGGCCAGCTCACAGGGATCTCAAACGGCGCTATAACGTGTGTCCACAGCCTGTCTTCATAATGCTCAGGCTTGTCTGCCCACTCCGTGAATACCTGGCCTTCAAAGGCGTTCCAGTCGCCATACAGCAGCGCGTTCCTCAGCGCTTCCGGCTTACTCTCCAGCTGGAAGATGTAGTCATCGCTGATGTGCGGGTTCTCCGTCACCAGCGCCGGTATGTACTGCAGTGTGGAGATCTTCTTCTTGCCGCTGGCCTTGCTGATGATCTCACGCTTCACAATCTGCATGTACGGCGCAGCGTCCACAAACTTTCGCTTTACCCAGCCGTGCCCTATGTCGCCTGGGTTGGAGCTGCTTCTTACGCATGGCACTACGCCAAGCTTCTTTTTCGCACGCAAGCGGGTCTTGATGAAGTCGTAGATCTCTTCCTCAAAGCTCGTCAGCTCGTCAAAGTACAGCCACTGCATTTCTGCACCCTTGTAGTTGTACATGTCCGCAACGCTCGCACAGTGCCTGAAATGGATCATGCTGCCGTTCCTCAAAAGGAACTCATGCCTGGCCGCGTTGTACTTGCCAATCCCTTCAGGATAGCTTTCCTTGGCCTCCTTGATGATCGTGTCTTCCAGCTCGCCATACGTTCGTCTGAAGATGAATGCGTGTGTGCCTGCATACAGCAAACAGCGGAAAAGGGCATCCATTACGATTGCCTTGCTCTTTCCACCGCCTGCTGCGCCGCCAAACAACACTTCGTCAGCAATGCTCGCGTGAAACAACGTCTGCTTCGGCGTAGGAGCATAGTCGATTACATATTCCGGCATGGATGCCTCCTTCCAAAATTTTTACTCCCTGCCCAATGGGAATTGGGGGGTTCAGGTTACGGGCTAAAGGGTCGCGGCTCGCCGGAGTCCCAATCTCCGCCTATCCCCCCACCTGCGGCTTTTCCCCTGGTGTTTTCTCATTCATGTGCCATAAAAAAGAGCCATTGCCCTTATGCATCCTTTATGCATAGCAACAGCCCTCTGACACATCTATTTGGTTGTAAACACAGCCAACTATTCGTAAAAGAACGCTTTCACGAATAGTTACAGCAACGCAAACCATTGATTTATAAGGGTTTCTGGAATATGCACAGTTTATGCAGTTTATTCACTGCGAAAACTATGCACTTCTTATTCATCCTCAGGCTGCTGCGGCATGCCGATCACAGGCAACTGCTGCCCATTCTCAAAGCGCACCACAACGTCGTTCTCATCAGCGCCCATGATGCCAGGGCCGAACCGGTTGGCGATTTCGCGTGCAGCGTTCTGTCCCAGCCACTCTTTGCCCTTGGTTTCGCCCTTGCGCACCTGTTTGACAAGAAGTCGGATGCTGTCAGCGAACCCAGGCAGCACCATGGTTTTGATCATTTCACGGTACTCTGCAAGGATCGTCGGGTCCTTCATCCACGCGGCCACAGTGTTGCGTTCAACGCCAAGCTCCGCAGCGATAGACATGTATGTATGCTCACCAGAAGCCAGCATATGTGCGGCCTGAATGGCCTTTGCGCGGTATCGTTTTTGTACAGGCATTCCTTTCACCTCCCACCATGCTCCATCGAGCGCGAATTTAACATTCCCTTTCTCCTCCCTTTCCCCATTCCCTTACCAACGAGGAAAGTGTTGTCCTGCCTGTGTTTTCCTCAACTCAGACAAAACAAAAAAACGCATTGTTTTCTCAACAACACGTTTTTGACAAAACAGCGGGGTGCGATGATCCTGAACAAGGATATAGCTCCCCCCGATAATGGCCGCTGGCTGCGTGCGACGCGGCCTTTTAAGGTGGCCGGTCGCCTGCCGGTGGTGGCTTGTCCTCCGCGGCCTGCCGCCATTATACAGTATATTTTAGACGGTAGATGACATTCAATAGCAAAACATGACATTGACTGCCAAAATTGTTACGAAATTCTTAACAATCACAGTTCATTACCACCAGAATGGCAAAAGCCGGGGGATTAACCTCCGGCTTTTTTCAGTGCTTCGTCTCTCAGCCTGTATACATGGCGCAGGCTTGTCTTCAGCATACTGGCCACATCTTCCCACTTCAGTCCACCCATCATGTAGTACAGCTCCAGCACTGCACGCTGCTCTGGCACATCAATCCTGTTTATGATCTCCCTGGCCTGCTTCTGCAGCTTCGTCAGCTCATCCAGTTCCTTGGCAAACATCCGCTGTATATCCACCAGCTGTATCACATATCGCTCCTGCTTGCCTGTGTTGTCGGTTGCATGGGGCATATCATTCCAGCTTCCCGTCACTTTCACAGCCATTTCCCTGTAGTATTCCATCTTGGTCGCCAGTGCCATGCACAGTGTCGCTGTCTCCCGTACACGGCACAGTATGTCTACCTCGCCTATACTCACACCTCCCTGTGAAGGCTGCGCTCTGCCTCAAACCCTTCCGGGTATCTCAGCACCAGCTTGGCAATGTTCTGGTTGGCTATATCAGCCAGGTTCCAGCCATTTGCCGTGCAGAACTACGCTATGAACCACAGCAGGTCGCCTGTCTCCTTCTGCAGCTCCACTTCGTCTATCTCGTGGCCCTGATACTGCTTCTGGTAGATGCTGTGGATCTCACCGATCTCTCCCACCATACCATGCAGCGCATGGGCCATCTGTTCCCTGCTGCCAAGCTTATGGTTGATCGTCCTTGCGGCCAGTCTCTGGTATTCGTTCATGCTACCTTGCCCTCCCTGAACAGCCTGTCGTAGATCATGCGGATCTCTTCGCTTTTAAGGCCTGTTTTCTGCCGTATAACAGCTATGCTGTGGAATGCCCCTGCCCTGCGTATATAGTCCACGCTATCCCCTTCAAAACGCAGATTTTCGCGTTTCTGTTCACCTCGGTATCCCTGAAGGTTTGCAGGTCGCTTTGTCCCATCAGGGATCAGCCATGTCCCGTCAACCTTCTTTGCTCCCGGCAACCTCCCGCTGCGGCACCAGTGGCTTACCACCTGTCTGCTCACACCATACGCCTTGCAGGCCTCGCTCATCGTCATGCGCTTATCTCCTTGTATGTCTTCAATGTTCCTTCTCTGGTGTTCCCGTGGCACATTTCTTTTACTTCAGGCTCGAACAGGGCGCTCACGTCATCCACACACCAGAACTCAACGCCGTCTCTGTCCACGCCATGCAGCATATAATGCCCTCCAAAACGGCTTTCCTTCAGTGTTTCCACAACCCTTATCTTCCTGTCACCGTGCCAGAAATGATAGGCCCCAATGGCCTCTTTCCACGTTTTATGCATGGTCCATCCACTCCAACAGTTTTTTCGCGCACTCAGGGCACAGATCCCGCATGTCCTGCACATAGTCTTCGGTATAGCGGAACGTTTCAACGCCTGCGTAATGCACTGCGTACTTCACTTTCCTGGCATTGTCGTAATCCTTGATTTCAGCGCCGCACCGATCACAAAGCCTTTTGATCATTCTTTCATTTCCTCCTTCCAGTCATCGATTTCCCATTCCACAGGAACACCGACCGTCATGCCATCCTCATCTTCGTACAGAGGGCAGTACGGAATGTGTGCGTCTTCCTGCATTTTGTGTAACGGACATTTTGCGCAGCAAGTGTTCCGGCACATATCCTTTACCTCCACCAGCGCCCTTTTGAGTTTCTCAATCTTCATTTCTTCAGCACCTCCACACAGCACTTGGCGCAGATCAGCAGAATGAACAACGCCCCTACGGGAACAGGATCATTGTAGGTGTACAGCAGCCTTATAACCAGCCAGATGCCAGAGCCTGCAATGGCAAGGTTAATCATCGTGCTCCCTCCAGTTCATCAATCGTCTTCTCACGGGAATCACACAGTGCCTGGGCAGTGATAAGCTTTTGTTTCAGCACCACATTCTCGCGTTCCAGCACCAGGTTCCGGCCTGTAAGTTCCAACACCTGCATAGAAAGCGCCCGGTGCTCCTGCTTCAGCCACTCATACTCCGACAGGCTTACATTGACTGTTTTGGCCATCCTTGATCCTCCCCAAAACATCCACTGCGCATGGAAGCGCAATTCCGTTTCCCCACATCTTGTATCTGGCGCTGTCGCTTCCTTCCACGCCGTCCTCCCACCAATCGGGGAAACCCTGCAAGCGGCAGCATTCAAGAGGCGTCAGGCGGCGCACGATATACTTTCTTGGCGGTTCGCCAATGTCTACTTTGATCGGAACCTGATTACCAACGGTCCCCATACGATGCTGAAGGGTTGGTGTGACATTCTGGCATTCGCGGATCACATCGTTTGCATGGGTCATGTCATAACAGACCAGATCGGTTGCATCCTTGTAATCTCTTGCTTTTAAGGAAGATGCTTTTCCGCTTTCGCCGTATTGCCCAATTCTTTGCATGTCATACACAACAAGATTCGCTTTTGTAGAGTCACCGCCGCACGGGGTTCTGAGCGTTTGAGCAATTTCCCCTTGATTCCACCAGCCTTGGCCGGTGTTTTGACAGCAGGCTGTTTTTTCGTACACAACCCCGTGCCGCTCAATGGTGTTCAATGTGAACATGGTATCCGTATGTTTCCAGCCGTTGCCTTTGTTGGAATCCCTGGTCCCATTGCCTTCAAGCGCATACAGAACGCTTGGCGTATAGTTAAGACTGAAACCTCCACCGGCTTTCGCTTGCAGTGTGTGCGTCTTTTCACAATCCAAAGCAGAATTTCTGCAATCAACGCCGTAAGTTACGCCCCGATTTTCACTGCTTCTTCCAACGCTTCCTTCAGCATTTTCGGCAGTTCCTTCCCGCGCTTCTCTGCCCTTCGCAGAATCCCCGAACATGCTCTCGCGCTCAAATAGTATTTCTCCGGCGCGTTCGCTTCCAAAATCTGCGATAAGGTAGATTCTCTTTCTGCGCTGGGGAACTCCCCAGTATTGAGTGTCGTAGGTTCGCCATGCAATGCTCCAGCCATCCCCCACGATGCATCCGGCTTTCTTCCACTTTCCTTTTTCAGGCATAGGAACATGTACGTCGTTTCCGCGCACATCGCAGAGGGCTTGGAGCACTGCTTGGAAGTCTGCTCCCTTGTTGCTGGAATAGGCCCCGGGTACGTTCTCCCACACGGCAAACCGAGGTCTGCAAAGCTCATCTGCCCTGTCATCTGCTCTGTCACGTTCTCTCATCTCCTTTATGATCCTGATAGCCTCAAAGAAAAGGTTGCTTCGCTCGCCGTCATGGATCCCGGCTTGCTTTCCCGCAACGCTCAGATCCTGACACGGGCTTCCGAAGGTAATTACATCCACCGGTTCGATCGCCGCGCCGTTGATCTTGGTCACATCGCCCAGTTGGATCATGTTGGGAAACCTTGCCGCTGTTACCTTCAGCGGATACGGCTCGATTTCGCTTGCCCACACAGGCTCCATGCCGTTGATCACGCCAGCCAGCGGAAAACCGCCTGAACCATCAAACAAACTGCCGATTTTCACGCCCTCACCCCTTCAAAAACTGATAAGGGCACTCAGCGCCCAGCCCGTTTTCGCTCACGCCGCTTCTCACCAGCGCCTTGCGGATCTCGCACCCCTTTACCATGGCACTGTTCACATATCGGTTGCCATCGTCATCCTCGCTGATGCAGGGGCATTCCAGATCACACTTTTCCAGCACCGGGGCTATCAGCGTTTGGGCGTCCGCCTGCGTCATGATGATCATGTCCTCCGGGTGCTTCCTCACCGCGCCAAACTGCAGGTGCAGCCTGCTCATGCGGGTCAGGATCATGGCTTTCTGGTCTTCATCCGGTGCTTCTTCCATCACGGCCTCAACCACCTTGCCAATGATCTTCGCAGCGCCCTTTGCCAGGCCAATCAGCCGTCCCTTGCCCTGGTTCTTCAGCCTGCGCTCAAGCTGCGGCACCTTATCATAAAACGCATTCACGCAGCAGTTGATCGTGGTTATCGCGATCACTTCTTCGCCGTTCAGCTTGCGGTAGGTCATTTCCAGAAACTCCTTTCTGTCACGCTGCGCCTCGGCCGCCGCTTCGGCTCCGCATTGGCCAGAACATACTTGTAATCCTTCACGCCCGGTTCAAAAACGGCGCAGCCGCCGCAGGCACGCTTGTAATACTTTTTGCTGTCCCTGTTGTGGCACAGCCCCTTGGGCAGGTTGATCGGCGCTTTCCAGTTCCACAGGCACCCTTCGCAGCTTTCAGCCATTTCGCTTCACCATCCTCAAAAAGTCGTTCAGTTTCATCGTCACCGTCCATGGCTTTCGGCTGTATCGGTGCATCACCAGCGGCACCGCATGCCCGTTGGCGTCCCGCTCCGCCTGATCCATCGCATCATTCAGCCGGAATTTTTCCGTGCGCTTGCACTCCACATGGTACTTCACGCCGCCTGCCTCAAACCCAATGTCAGGGTTGTCCGTTCCGCCCTTGAACGTCTGGTCGTTTCTGTTGGCCACCAGTCCGGCTTCCACCAGTATCGCCAGCAGCTCCCGCTCTCCTGCGCTTCCCTTGCGCTTGCTGTTCACTCAATCCCTCCTGTGCGTCAGGCAGGTGTATTTCATCCTGCGCGGCTCAAATCTGGTGCAGAAACTGCCGCAGGGGCCGTCTCTGTGCTTTGCAACGTCCACAGCGATCATCTGGTCGCCTGCGTCCATAAACCGCCTCAAAGCCTCCTGAGAGCGGCAATACGGGTCGCTTGGGCTTTCCACCCTGTGCAGGAAGATCACCTTGTCCGCATCCTGCTCCAGGCTGCCGGATCCGCGAAGCTCCTGCAGGGTCGGCATTCGCATCGAACTGCCTTCCTGACGCTTCACCTGTGCCAGAACCACCACGGGGATCTGCAATTCCAGCGCCAGCCGCTTCAGCTTGCCGCTGATCTTTGTGATACGGATATTGTCGTTCTCGCACCGCGCCTTGGTGTCCATGATCTGTATGTAGTCCACCACCAGCAGGTCCAGACCACGGCTGTCCTTTTCGGCTACGCAGGTGGAGTACAGGTCCTCCACATAGTTGCTGTCGAAGGTGAATACCACGCCCATGCGGCTCATCTCTTCCAGCGCGTCACCCAGGGCAGCCCATTGCTGCTCAGTCAGCCGCGCCTTCTTGATGTCGCTGGATGAAATGCCGGTGATCTCACTGGCCACACGCTGCGCATACTGCACATCGCTCATCTCGCAGCTGCACACCAGCGTCCGCTTGCCCTGCCGTGCTGCAGCCAGCGCAATGCTCATGCCAAAGGTGCTCTTGCCCACCGCAGGCCTTGCGCCAACGATCACGATATCGCCCTGCGATAACCCGCCAAGCATCTCGTCAAGGTCGGGCAGCCCCGTCTTCACTTCGCTCAGTTCACCGTGGGAAATGGCCTCCAGACGGTCAAACATCCGCATCGCCGCATCACCAATGGTGCTCACATTGCCCTTGGCCACGCTCATCCTGCGCATGCCTTCCCGGCAGTCATCCATCACCGCCTGCATGTCCTCTGTCTCCAGCCGCCTGGCGCAGTCCAGGTACATCCTGTGCAGCTTGCGCTTCCGGCTGGCCAGGATCAGGTCTCTGGCGTACTGCTCCGCGTGCCACACGCTGCCCTCGCGGCTCAGGTCGATCATGTACTTCAAGAACTCCCGCGCATCCACGCCCGTTGTCTTTTCGGCAAGGTAGGTGGGGTCTATCGGCTTACCCTGCTGTTTGCACCGCAAAATCTCGCCGTAAACCGCCCTGTTGACGTCGCTTTCAAAGCAATCCTCATCCAGCCTGTCAACCAGCTTAATCAGGCTCTTTTCGCTGATGATCGCGCCCAGCAGCATCCGCTCTTTCTGGTAGGTGTCAATCATCCATCATCACCCCAGTTGTCTGCCCATCTGGGCTTTTTGGCTTCAGGCTCCCATACGGGTTCTGCGCAGTGCACCTCATCTTCCCAGCGATGAGCGTTGAGCCATGTGGCAGGATGGGGGATGAATGCCCCGCCATCCTTCTGCCACTGCTGGCTTTTCTTTTGGGCTTCGATGGCTGCCAGAATCTTCTCCAGCAGCGCATCGTCTGCTTTCAGCTTCGCCCAGGCCTTCAATGCGTTGGCCTTTGCCACATGCCGAGGGTATGCCTTCCAGAAGCTCTCAAACCGCGCGTCCTCCCCCTTGGGGGATTTAGGGGGTATATATTTTTCTTTGTCTTTGTCTTGGTAGCTTTCGTAGCTTTTCGTAGAAGTTGGTATACGTTCGTCTACGATCGTAGAATATCTCTTGCTCACGTTTTGCCTGTTCTTCTCACATTTCTGCTGGTATTTCTCGCGGTCACGGTCTATCTGCTCGCTGAATACCTCGAACAAGATCTCTTCCCTGCCCTGAAGCTTGATGGGCTCGTCTCCGCGGCTGTGTGCCAGCAGCGCTTTGAACAGCCTCCCGCACTCTGCGTCAGAGAGCTTTCCTATCGCACCTGCCATGCTGTGGTAGGCGCAGAAGTATTCCCTCGCCATTTGCTTTCCCTCCGCTTAGAACGGCAGGTCCTCCCCGCCCACTTCTTCGTAACCCGGTTCCTCGGCCTTCTGCTCCTGCTTCTGGCTCAGGAACTCCACATCGCGTGCATTCACTTCCAGCGTCGCATGCTTTTCGCCGCTCTTGGCCGTAAACTCACTCAGGAAAATGCTGCCGCTTACGGCCACCTTCTTGCCCTTGGTCAGGTACTGGGCGCAGCTCTCTGCCAGCTTCTCCCATGCCGTGCAGCGGAAAAACTGGGGCTCGTCGTTCTTGCGTCCGTTCACCGCCACGTTGAAGGTGCATACCTTGCGGCCGGTCGAAGTCTCGCGCAGTTCCACGTCCTTGGTCACATTGCCGATGATGTTGATCTGATTCATACAACCTCTTCTTTCTTGCCAAGCCTGTACAGCCTGGCGATTTTGGTATCTATGGTGATCGGTTCCAGATGGTACTTGTCCATCAGCCGTTCATCCCCGTGCTGGTGCGCTTCCATGTGGTGCTCACGGCACAGCGGCAGCGCCTCCATGCCAATGTGGCAGATATCGTGCCGGTCTCTCCCCATGCCCACACGGTCCACATGGTGCAGCTCTGTGGGCTTTCCGCATACAGCGCATTTCTTGTGCGCCATGCAGCTGTAAACGTATCTCGGTATATCGTCGCACAGCTCGCACAGCATCACCGCCGTTGGTATGTCGTAGGCCAGGATGAAGTCAATCAGGTAGGTGATGTATTCCCTTGCCGTGGTCACGTCGCAGTCCGCAAGGCTGAACAGCTCCTGCTCCATCCGCGTCAGCTCGTCCTTCAGGAACCGGCGTTTCAGAATCAGCTTCACCTGCTCCGGGCTTTCGCCGCTCCAGTTGGATATCTCTGCCATCAGCGCATAGGCTTTTCTGCGCTGTACAGGGCTGATAAGGCGCTTGTCTTCAAGCCCTACCTGCACCTCGTCATACTTCCTCAGGCACGCTCTCTGCACGTCTGGAAGCCTTGCTGTGATGGTCACCGTGCCATCCCTGTGAAACTCTGCAATCTTGCCTGTAATGATCTCCATTCTGGCACCTCCTGTTCTGTTGGTACTGGCGGCAGGAATCGAACCCGCGACAAGCTGCGTATAAGGCAGCCGCTCTGCCACTGAACTACGCCAGCATATCAGGGAGCCTTAAAGCAGGCTCCCACCGCGCCCCGAAAGGAGGAAGGGAACGGCTGGGGTTATACCCCAATGGAGGGTGCCCCGGCAGTGAATCCATGGCCAAAAACCTGCCGGGAATTGGAGCGGTGGGCGGGATTTGAACCCGTAGCCTACGGCTTGGAAGGCCGTTGCTCTGCCAGTTGAGCTACCACCGCATGCGAGGGCGTTCAGCCCTCAGTTGACGCTCTGCCGCGCCTTTTCATCCAGGGCGCATTCCATGCACAGCACCCTGCCGTAGGCCTTCTTGGTGCCTGCCGCAATCTGCTGCGGCGTCTGTCCCTTGGCCGCTGTGATCACGTTTCCGCAGTCGGCACAGATGGGTGCATTCACCGTGGAGTTTTCTACCGCCGTATTGGCCGTATATTTGCTGTCAGGGGCTTTCCACCATACGTCTGCGCCAATGCCAAGGTGCTTGCAGGCAATGCCCAGCGCGTCTGTAAACGCCATTTTGAAGGCCTCGTCGCTGGCCTGTGCGCCGCTCTTGCGGTTGGCAACCATCGTGTTGCCGCCAATGCCCACAATCGGCTTGGACCACTCACCGCCGCGCTTCACATAAAGGCTCACCTCAACGAACACCAGCAGTTCCTTGGTTTCGGGGCTTTCCTCCACCCAGCACTTGTTGGTCTCGCAGTACCAGCCAAAGCCGCATTCGCCGTATTCCTCGGTCAGCACCTTGATGCGCCACATGGGGTTGATGTCGGTTCCCTTGAACCGGCCGTTGTTAAAGTCCTTCAGCGCTTCTTTGGGCGGCTGCTTGTACTTGTTGTACATCTCAAGGTTGTTGCTCATCGTTTTCCTCCAACGGGCATCTAAGCCCCATAAACTTCGTCTGGTAAATGATCTCCTCAGTCAGCAGGCATTTCTTCCTGCCTCGGCAGCTGGTATCGTCCGCCAGGAACATGCACCCGTCGCAGCACACGTTCTGCGGGTGAAACCCCACCAGCATGGTCAGCTTCATCGTCACCGGCGTCATCCGGCCTTGCGCCTCCTCTCTTCCAGACAGTCAGCGCACATCGGGTTTCCGTCAATCAGGTGGAACCATTCGCCCTGCATAATGTCCCTGCCGCAGTATTCGCAGATGGTGTAGGCTTCCGTCCCGTCTGGAATCTCCCCAAAAGGGATCTCGTCGTTCTCCCACGCATGGGGCAGATCGTTACACATACTGCCATTCCTCCCGCGCTTTTTCGTACATCTCCCGGTTTCTGCTGGCTGCCAGGCGCTTCTTCTGCATCGCCTTCAGGCTCATGGCCTCCCGCTCTTCGCAGTCGCATCTCTCGCCTGGGTCAAGGTAAGCCCCGCAGTTCACGCACCGCATTCAGCTCACCTCCTGATCGTACAGCCAGTCAGCAACCGTCTGCATGAAGGCGTTGGGTGCCTGCTCGGCGTAGCACGCAACCACCATCTCCGCGTCTTCCTGGTTCATGATCAGCATCAGGATCTCGCGTTCGTGTCCTTCCACCAGCTTCAGCAGTTTTTCAATCATAAGCACAGCCACCACCTTACAAACATCACTGGGACACTGATAAACAGCCCTGCCAACGCCAGCGAAATCATAACCGTCAGCCATGTGTCATCCTTCGGCATGCTTCTGCGAAGCGCCCGTTTGCACTCCGGGCTGAGGCGCGTCTTGCTGGAAAAACCTTTGTATTCTTTCAGAACGCCCGTGTGGGCGATATATGAAAATCTTGTCATGCTCTCCTCCGTTTGATCCTGCCGTTCTCGTCAAACAGGTTCGGGTCATATGTCACCGCAGGCCGTTTGTGCGGCCTCGGCAGGTTCTGCGCCGGGGCAATCGTGCAGCTCATAATCCAGCGCTGCAGCTCCTGCTCCGTTACCCGGTACTGCTTCTCGTTCAGCTGCACCCGGTTCATCTTCTTCATGGTTTCCTGTGCAGCCCTCGGCGTACAGCCCAGCACTTCTGCCACCTCGTACTTGCTCATCAGCTTCATGCCATCAGCCTCCATGCTTCCGTCAGCTCACTGGCCCGTCGGCCAACCTGTTCCTTGGTCAGCCCTGTCACAATGGGATGGTCGCCGTCCTCTGTCATCTGGTACACGTCCAGCGTCTTGCCGTTGCGTATGGCCAGTTTCTTGAGGTCGCTGGCCACAAAGAACTTGTCCTCTCCGCAGGGAAGAATCCCAGCGCTCTGCGGCATCTCCTCTGTTTTCACAGGTTCGGTCGCCTTGCAGAACCTCGGCTTTCGGGTGTTTCCGCGCCCAATGTACTTGCAAACGCTGCTGTAGCTGATCTCTGTCAGGTCTGCAATCTCCCGGTTGCTGTAACCCTCTTCACGAAGCTCAAGCAGCTCCTGTACGCTGATCTCTTTGGTAATGGTGCGTCCTCTCATTTCTCAACCACCTCAACCAACTCTACGCGCTCGCAACGAATCTTGCCGTCCGTGTTGTAAGGCACACACACACCAGCCAACCATTCCCAACGAATCAAAACCTTCCAGATGACGCCTTTGTAGTTTCTCTTCACCCATTCAAGAGGAGCAACGTTGATACCACAGCCGCAAACATCGGTTCTGTTAGCGTTCACAACTTCCTCAATAACGGAACCTCTTTCGATCTTCCAATTGGGGTTGGGCATATACATGCTGCCAAACGTTTTGTAGGCGATATAGCCATGTTCAGTGCGTTCAAAATGTGCTTCCAGGTAATTGACCGCACTGATGAGACCTTTGGCATCGCTCAGGTTGGCATCGCTCAGGTTGGCACCGCTCAGGTTGGCACCGCTCAGGTTGGCACCGCGCAGGTCGGCATCGCTCAGGTCGGCACCGCGCAGGTCGGCATCGCTCAGGTTGGCATCGCTCAGGTTGGCATGGCGCAGGTCGGCATGGCGCAGGTCGGCACGGCTTCCGCCTTCGCCTTTCAGCCAGTTCTCATGGTCTTCCAGAATCTTTTTGAGGTTCAACATGGTTTGATCATCCTTTCTATCATTTCACAAGCTCGTCGAGCCGCTGAGGGTGTCCCAGAACAACCGTTCTATTTCACCCGAGTCTTTTTCTGTGCTATACTGGTTCATCCCCTTATCAAGGGAAGAAAGGAGAGATGCCTCGTGAAGAGCATTTTGACTTTGCCCGGTTCCCGACCAGCTGCAGGGAGCAATGCTGATGCGTAAGGGGCGTTAGGGGCAGAACCAGTACTGCCAAAGTGATCTTGGCCTACAGAACCGTAGTTGTTTTGCGGCCTTCAGCGGCTCGCGTTATCCCTGTGCCACGGGCTTCTGTTACAGAGGTGCAGGCTGTCGGGTAAACAAATACTGGGATCGGGGTGTATCGTGAAACAACCACGGTGCATCCTGATTTTTTGTTCTGGGGCATCCTCAGCGGATTGGGTTGATCCTTGGTCTACTTTGTGGACAATGATGGGAAAAAAAGAGCAAGGAAGCTCTCGCTGTCCTGAACTTCGATAGCTTTTGCTACCGCTTGCATATCTTCTGCATCCAACTTTCGGCGACCATTCATCACATCACTGGCCTTCTTTCGCGGCCATCCCATAGCTTTTCCAAACGCTGTCGCGGACGGAAATTTATCAAGGATCGCGCCTCGAAGTGATACCTGCACCAACGTCACCTCCTTATTTTTTCAAGTCCACTTTGTGGACAATGTGATTGTAACACAGTCTGATATCATTGTCAACCACTTTGTGGACAAAAAAGCGAAAAAAATTGACTTAGTGGACAATTTGTGTTATACTCGGCTCAAAAGGAGGTGCAAACAATGCACACAGGCCAAAAAATAACCACGTTCAAAGAACGCCTGACCGATTTGTGCTATACAAGCGCCCAAAACGATACAGAAATAGCCAAGAGCTTGAATATATCAAAACAAACATTGAGCGCATGGAAGTGTGGTACTCGTTCTCCCAAGCAACCTACGATAGAATGCATTGCGCGGTACTTCGGGGTCAATATTGACTGGCTAATGGGTTTTGACGTACCAATGAAGAAAGAAGAAAAGCCCATCCCAGAGGATGAGCTGGATCGCATTCTTGTAAATGCCCTTATGGATCTTACGCCGCAGGAGACGGCTCAAGTGCTGGCTTTTGTTTCAGGGTTGAAAGCAGCTCGAAAAGCATAAGCTTTTCTTCATAGGTTAGGGTCTTCACCAACGCTTCGGCTTCTTCTTCTCTCATCATCATATCCTCGCTTGTCGTCATCGGCCTTGGTAGCGTGATTCCATTATACGAACATCTGTTCGCATTTGTCAATACCTTTCTTCGCGGTATTTCGCTGCCCTTCTCTTATCCCCTTCGATGATCCTGCATACCTTCTTCAGCGTTGCCGTGTCTTCCGTATCCATGGCCCAGTCCATAATCCTCTGCCTGTAATTCATAATCTTCCTCCATCCTGTTGGTTGATGTCGAAAATGTACCATGAAACGGGCGTTTCGTCTATAATCACTTCGTCCCACATTGTTTAACCATCTGAAACGGAGGTTTCCCATGGAAGTTTCAGCAAAAATCATTGATCTCATCGTCGAAGAAATCAAAAAGCGCGGCACATCCTACGATGAAATAGCGCGGCTCTCCCTCCTCAGCAAGTCAACCATCAGCCGCGTTATGACGCAGAAACGTGCTTCGCCGTTCACCATTAAGCAGCTCGTAGCCTACCTTGAGATCGGTGACAAATACCGTGCTGTCATGGGCGATGATGCCGAACCCATGCAGGGCTGCCAGATCGCCTCTGAAATGATGATGGAACTTGCTGCCGTCAGAAACGAATGGTCACAGCGTCTGGATGATACTGTTGCAAATTATGAAAACCGCATCACCTTTTTCCACCAGCAATTGAAGTCCATTGCAGACGAACGATCCCGCGAACGCGAAGACCAAAAAAGTATGCGTCAGCATCTAAAATCACAGATCACTCGCCTTCAGGATAATAATACTGAGCTTCTGAACCGCTTGGTCTCCGCAGAAGCAAAGGCAAACAAGTCGGAACTTCGTGCTGAGAAAAGCGAAGGCAAGCGCCACAGCATGTTCTGGGGCATGCTGGTCGTCATCATCGCTCTTTGCATCGCTCTTATCATAGCCCTCAGTACCGACAGGATCTTTTGAGGAGGGAATGCCAATGAAATATCCGTTTCACGCCTGGGTCAATTTCGGCAAGGGCGACAGCGCAGGCACTGATATCGAAGTTGAACTGACGCAGGAAGAATTTGAGCGCATGGAATCTCTTCGCTGTATGCACCCGGATGATCGCCCGTTCTTCGATGACTGCCCTCATCTCTCGGATATCTATCACAAGGCGCATGCCGTTGCTGTTGCCCAGATCACTGCAGAGCAAATCGAATACGGAGAGCATGAGGCCTTCGACGAAGACGGAGAGCCATGGTCTGCAGACAGTGAATACAGTATTGGCGTCATGGCTTACTGGGAGTATGAATAAAAGGAGTGTTTATTTTGCAAAACAGGAAACTCAACAAAGAGATCGCATACGCAAACGCAATTGCTAATGGACATGGCCTTAAATGGCACGGGTTCCTTATTTATTTTGTTATTTGGATGAACGCTTTGTACTGTTTTACTTATAATGTAATGCCCCTTCTTGACGGAACTGTATGGGGTGAGTATTACGAATTGATAAAGCAGTACAAACCAGACCTTTTTATTTCAGGCATTCTAATTGGGGTTGCTTACCTTATTCTTGTTGTTGGCTTAGTGAGGACGCGTTTTGCTCTTGCACAGTTTAAGAAAAATGCACCTAAAAAGCTCACGCGCTGTTATATCATTTCGATTGTTCTGCCAGCAACCTTTTGGTTGTACTCAAGTGTGAGTATAAGTGAATTTATTCCAATGCCTTGGATCATAAGCGCGTTAGGCACCTGTTTTGGGGCCTTTATCAATCATATCTATTATAAGAAACGCAGCTACCTGTTCGTAAACTGACATTTAGATGGTGATAAGTCTATGCCACGTCAAACATTGAAACGCCGTGAAGACGGCAGGTTCCGTGTCAAGTACCATGGCATTCAGTTCTACGGCTCCACACAGAAGGAAGCCATGCAGAAGCGCGATGAATACAAAAAACGTCTGGAAGCAGGCATCCTTGAAGAAAACAGCATCAAAACCTATGCTGCACGCTGGGTGTCCACATACAAAAGCCATGTTTCGCCAAACATGTACAACACCCACGTCCGCATCCTCAATCGCCTGTGTGATCATATCGGCAATAAGCCCATGGCTGATGTCACCACCATGGACCTGCAGTCGTTCATCAACACCGTCAGCGATAAATCACAGAAAACCATCAATGCATACCGTGACACCGTCAAAGGCATGTTCAAATCCGCTTTAGGAGACCGTGTAATCGCCTTCAACCCAGCCCTTGGTATCACACTTCCAAAAGGAACCAAAGGCTCCCACAGGGCTATCACAGCCGAAGAACGGCAGCTTCTCTTATCTGTCCAGCATCGCATCCGCCCAGGTGTTCTTACCATGCTGTATGCCGGTCTGCGTCGCGGTGAAGCAATGGCTCTTGACATTGACCGTGATGTGGATTTTGAATCCAAAACCATAACCGTCAGGGAAGCTCTCCGCTTTGAGGGCGGCCATCCTGTCCTCACCAACACCAAAACAGAGGCAGGTGAGCGCACCATCCCCCTTATGCCCATTTTGGTGGAAGAGCTTAAAGGCAGGCATGGATTGCTCATGGTAGATGTTGATGGCAACCTCATGTCAGAATCAGCTTTTGACCGTGCGTGGTCTTCTTATATCACCACATGCGAAACCACCCTCAATGGCTGTGCAAAAAGATGGTACGGCAAAAAGAAAGAACACCAGAATCTGGAACTTCCCCCATGGCGTTCTGTTGATATCCGCCCTCATGATCTGCGCCATTCCTTCTGCACCATGCTATATGATGCTGGCATTGATCTGAAAACAGCGCAGAAATGGATGGGGCATGCTGATTATTCCATGATCATGCGAATCTATGCGCACCTCACAGAAGAAAAAGAAGCCGAAGCCAAAAAAGCTCTTCTGGGGTTCAAAACGGGGTTCAACGCTCAATGAAAGCATTATAAAAGCCTTATAAATCAAAGGATCCGCATTCGTAAAGCATTTTATTTCGGGACCAAAAGGTCGCAGGTTCAAATCCTGTCACCTCGACCACTGAAAACCCTTGATTTACAAGGGTTTTCTTCTTTTTTACCGTAATTTCCCACCAACCAAAATATACCCTTTTGAACCCTAAAAAACACTTATTGAACCCCATCAAGGGTTCAAAACGGGGTTCAAAAAATCACCCCTGCACCGTGCGATGCAGGGGCTTGTTTTCATTTCTGGACAATGTACTTGTAGTACATCTCCGCCTTGTTCGGCACAGCGTCCTCATCCTCCAGCCAGTCCTTGGCCAGGCAGGCGAAAATCTCCGGGCTGTCCATGCCGTGCTTCGCAAGCGTCTTGCCAAAGTCACTCCACACAGCGTTCATAGCGGCGTAGAACTCAACCATCTTGTGTTCCATGCCCATCTTGGTCGCCCACTTCGCTGTCTCTTCCATGGGGAAGCGAACACCCATGCTGCGCACCCAGCGCTCTGCAGTCATGCGATCCAGCCCTTCTGCCGTCCACGCACGGCCCTGCATCATGGGTTCCTGAGCATGCTTGCCGTAATGGCTGCGCGGCTCTTCGTAATTGCCATTCCCGTAGCCGATCATAGACTTGTCGTATTCGCCGTCTACAGGCCCGTAATCCATGCTCTGGCGGGGAATGTTGCCGAACTCACCCTCGTTCTTATAACCGCGTTCTCCGGGCTGATAAGGCCGAAATTCGGGGTAGCCGGTGTCTTCGCCATTGTACTTGATGCGGTAAGGGTCAGCCTCCATGTATCGGCCGCGCCCATCGCGCCTGCGCCGCATCTCCATGTCTTCTTCATACCGCATCTCATCACCTCCCCGGCTTGCGGCATATCTCATCATCAGGGAATTACTCATTACGCGCCACCTCCTTCGGCAGCAGGAATCGTCCCATCAAGGCTGATGGCCGCATTGAACTTGCGGAACAGCAGCGGAGCAAGAATCTTGAAAGCGCCGTTAGCGCCGCTCCCCACAACCGCCACGGGATAGCTGTATCCTGTACGCAGGCGTTCGGCTGTTACCTGTACGCCGTTACAGTCCAGAAGGGGGTATTCCACAGTGCCGGTTCCAATGGTGATCACAACGTCCGCACCAATGGTTGTCGCTTCAGGAATATCACCAATCAGGCGCAGGAAGTACGGGCATCCGCTTGTGTACGTCCATTGAGGAATGTTGATGGTCAGCGTGCCATCAGCGAAGGTGATCGCATCCGGCGTTATGCTTCGCGGGTCAATACGCAGAATCCTGTAATCCATTTCATCACATCCTTTCTAAAGGGAGGCGGTTCTTCCGCCTCCCCGCTCTTCTGGGTTAAAGGTCAGCCAGCAAGGACATAGCCATTGCCGCAGTTGCCGCCCCAGCCAGTGAACGTGCCGCACGCGTTGGTGGGGAAATTCACCGGGGTAGGAGGCTGAACAACATACGCAGGGGTCGGGCAGTCAGCGCCCAGGCGGCGCAGCAGGGTGGCGGTCTGCGCCTCCTGATTGGCCGTGATGAAAGCGTTCTGCGCACTCTGACTGGCCGCGAACTTCAGGCTCTGGTTCTCGGCAGTCAGGGTAGCGATCTTGTCCTGAGTCAGGAAGTCAAGGATCGCGCGAGTGCCGGAATTGGTAGCGTCGATGATGTCGCGGGTGTTGTTCTGCATCAGGTTGCGGGTGGCGCAGTCCTCAGTAGCAATGGTGTACTTCAGGTCTGCAATGGCCGCACGGTTGTCGCAGCAGCACTGGGCCAGCTGGCCGCTCAGGTTGTTCAGGCCGTTCTGCACGCCGTAGAACCCGTCGCACAGGCCGCGCTCAATGCCGCGCACACCGTTCTGCAGGTCGTTAAAGGCAAAGCCTGCGTTGATATCGGCGCGGGTCGCCATGCCCTGGAAGCCGGAATTGCCGCCGCCAAAACCAAAGCCGCCGCCCCAGCCGCCGCCAAGCACAGCCAGAATCACGATCAGGCCCAGCAGGCCTTCCCAGCCGCCGCCAAACATTCCGTTGTTGCGGTTTTCACCCTGTCCGCTCAGGTATCCGGTAAGGAACTCATTATCTGCCATTCATAAATCACATCCTTTCTTTATTCACAAGCGCAGGCCGTACGCTCCCGCGGTTGTTTCATCGTGTAATGCCGTACTGACGTAGCACTTCGTCTACGGTCGTACCGCGCTCCCGGCACATGTTTTCAGCCGTCTGCATCAGCTGCTGAGGCGTTTTCCCGCCAATCAGCTGCTGAAGCTGCGGGTTGCTGTTCAGCATCTGGTGGATCATCGCATCGGGGTTTCCGCCGTTTTTGGCCATGTTCACAAGCTGCATCAGGTTAAAACTCATTAGTAGGTCCCTCCTTGCTGATCAGTCTCTGCAAAATGGCCCTTAATTCCGCCACTTCGCTTGCGGTCGCATAGGCCACAGGCGGCGCTTCAGGCACAAGCCTGTATTCGTTGATCACGCTGCTGCCCGTGTTCGGGTTGAAAATCTTCACAAAAACGCGTTCATGCCCCAGATCGGGAAACACCATCGGTCTGCCATTGAAATCCACGGGAACGCCGGTGGCTTCTTCCCTGCTGCTCACCATGCAGCCAAGGATCGTAGGCTGCTGCTGGTATGGGTATGGCTGCTGGTAGTAGTTGCTTGGCATCACATCACCTCCAGGAACAGCATGCCATTTTTCGCCGTTCCTGCAGATGAAAGAAAGGTGCAAGTTCGGTGCAAAATAAAAAAGCCGCCCCGAAGGACGGCATAAAAAAGAAGGGGAGGCCGAAGCCTCCCCGTGTCAGAGCAGTTCCTTATTCCGTTTTACCAGGTATTTCAAGCCGCGTATGCTCATGCCGGTCTCGTCGGCAAGATCATAGTAGCTCACCCCATCCACCAGCTTCCTGCGCATGATATTCCTCGCCTTTTCACTGTGGATGTTTTCGTCAATCATGTGATTCAGTTCACTGTTCGTCGGTGCAGGAACCACCCCTTCCTTATTTCTTCAGCCAATTGGCCTCAAAGTTGTAGTCATCATACAGCCCGGTCTGGTACAGGATCCGGCGAATCTCCTTGCGCTGCGCTTCGCTCGCCTGCTTGTAATGTTCCTTCATGAAGCTGGTAACAGTGCTCTTGATGGAGCTTGCTTTGGTACCGGCATACTCAAGGCCCTTTACATAGCTGCCAAGGTTCTTGTAGTTGCCACGGCTCACTTCGTCGGCAATTGATGATTTATTGATGCTTTTCTGTTTGGTCGAAACAGTCTCCATTGCAGTTTCATAGCCTTCAGTTCCCTTGCCAAAAGCCTCGGCAACAGCAACGCTCTTGGCCAGATCCACAATGGCTTTCACCTTCTTTGCCTTTTCGTCATCGCTCAACGCCTGGTATTCCTTGCTGCCGATCAGTTCTTCCACGCCAGTCACCGCAATCTCTCTGCCGTTTGCATCGGCGTAGGTCCCGCCCTTATACCACAGTTCGCCATAACGTTTCTTATACGCTTCTTTCTGGAAGGGGTCCAGCGTTATGCTGTTTCCCTTGCTGGTCAGCGTATCCTTCGTTCCGCTCAAAGCGTCAACCGGCAGCATGTCGCTTGCGCCGGTCGCTTCACTCAGCCGCAGCAGTTCATTCACAACGGCGTCATCTCTTGCATCTGTCGTGGTAAAGGGGTCAATGAAGTTGCGCCAGTTTTCCTTGGTCATCACGCTCTGGCCGGTCACATCCACCTTCTCAGGCAGCAGCTCATTACGGATCCAGGGAAGCTTATTGATCAGTCCGCTCTTCAGTGCAGCCATCATCACATTCTTGTCCTTGGTATCACGCACATACGGGTCCACAGCGTTGGCAAGCTGACTGATCAGTGCAGGAACGTTCTGGCTTAAGGCGCTCTCAATCAGCGTGTCACGGATGTTTTCCGATGTGCTGCCGTACCCTTCAAAGATATCCTTCAGTCCGCTCATAAAACTCGCGTCCAGGATCTGATCCATGCTGGCTGTCGTTGCGCTCATCATAGCATTCCATGCATCTTCGTCATCTTCAAAAATGCTGTTGGCAGCAACGCCCATAATGATGGGAGAAACCGCAGGCGCAAATGTGCTCAGGCTCATGTATTCATTGGTCAAAGGATTGTAAACATAGGGCGTGTACTGCGCACCTACAGCCGTTTGCAATCCGCGCTTCTTTGCATCATCCTCGTCCTGCGTACCCATTTTGATCACGCCCAGGCTGCCAAGCATCATGCCCAGGCCAACCATCGCACTGCCGGTCAGCCCTCGCGCCATCCCTTCCACAAACCGCTGCTGTTCAAAGGTTTCTCCGCGCACTGCTCGCATGCCGTGCTGTATGGCCGTCTGTGCAAGGCCCATGGGGCTGTACTGCCACATGCGTTTCACAATGTTGGTAGGAACGCCGGTAAACGGCATAATGTAGTCCAGTGCATCGCCGATTCCCGGTATGCGTTTCATCGCGCTCAGCGCGTCCCGCACAGCGTTATCCTCGGTAAAAGTGGCAAAGTTGGCGTCGTTCTCCGCACGCTCCACCATCTGGTCATAGGTCGGTGTGGTTCCGTCCTCGTTGTGAAGAAGCCCACGATCCAGCAGCTTCTGCTGTTCGGAAAGACTGTTCACATACGCCTTCTTCCAGAAGTTTCGGTCACCAAAGCTCATCAGGAAGCTTTCCACGTTGCGGAAGGTTTCCAGCGCATTACTCTGATACACACGCCCTTCACGTCTGGTGTTGTACTTGTCTCCCTGCCTGTTTTGCACTTCCGCCTTGTCCACAAAGAAGTCACGGAAAGTATCCTTTGTTTCCTGTGCAAAGGCCTTCCATCCGTCAGCACGTTCCTTCATGTTCAGGGATGCCACTGTACGCTGCCCACTTGCTGCGCCTATGGCCGTGTCAAGACCAACGGCAATTCCGTGGCTCACTGCGTTCATAGTATTCTGCGCCACGTTGCCAATCACGTTTCTCATGGGGCTGGTCAGTGTGCCAAGCATGCTCATGTATCGCCATGTACGCAGCTTTTCGCGGCCGGATACGGGCGTAATGTTGCCAAACGCCTCGTAGGCACGGGCAATGGCAAGGTCAGCATCTCTTCCTCCGCTTTCAGCACCAGCACCAACAAACAGGCCAAGCTGTGCGCCAATGTAGTCAAGGTCGGCTGTCGTTACCACTGCAAGTCCTTCGTTCATGTACTCAAGGCGCTGCACAAGAGTAAGGCCGTTCATCTCATTCATGGGATACGGTGTGGCCAGAATAGCCTCTAACATTCGCTGTTTCACCGTGGCACGGTTGTAGTTGATGCCAGGGCGACGTTCCTTGCCAAGTTTGTACTGATCAATCAGTGCTCTCTGGTATCCGTTCAGTTCAACGCCATAACGGCTGTCGTAAGAAGCCTGTTCAGGTTCCGGCAAACCAAGCAGCTTACTGCGCACCTGTTCAGCTGCGCTATCCATAGCCTTCTTTTTGGGTGCATGCGTCCGCAGCTCCTCCTGAAGGCTATTTTCAAGGCTGCCTGCAACCATTGCCTTTGCGCCAGTGGGGCTCATCTTGCTGAACAGTTTTCGTGCCTGCAGCTCCTGGCCTGCCTTGGTGCCCTCGCGGTTGTACTTGCTGGCAATGGCAAGCAGCGTTTCTGCGTCACCGTTGTGGTTTGCAATCGCCATTATCACATTGGCTTCCGCAGTATCGTCTGCACTGAAACGTTCCAGCCCAAGCAGTCTGTCGCGTTCCTGCTCAAAACCGTTTTGCACAATGCGGTTGTACCCGCGCTCTGCCTGCTCCATGTTGGTGTCAATCTCATAGTTCAGTTCTTCCGGGTTCTGGTACATTTCCTGCTTCAGCCAGTCTGGCATGGCTTCGCTTTGCTGCACGCTCTGCCTGGCAAACTGTCTCTCGCCCATGGGGCGCTGCACTTGCTGTTCAGGTCCCATTGCCGAAAGCTGTATGTACTGCCGGATCATGTCGCGCAGCACGTCCTCGCTGGGCAGGCTGTACTGGGTGCGCGGATGCTGTTCCTTGTATTCTCGCACAAAACGCTCCACAATGTCCTGTGCAACAGGAAGGGTGTTTGCACCACCCTTGTACTCGCCAAGCACGCGCATGGCCTCTTCCATGTTGAAATTGGGCTGCACAGCCTCCTGCGGCGCGCCAACACCATCATTGTCGTACATCTTAAAGTCGATCAGCGTCTTCCAGTACCCTTCGGGTGCTACCCAGTGGCCATCTTCGTCTTTGCTCAGGAACATGTCAAACTTCGGAATGCGTCCGTCCTCTTCGCACATGCGAAGGTATGTCCGGGCATTCTCATCGCCGCTCTTGCTGTAGTCCCAGTAGTCAATGGGGTAGAAGTTTTCTTCCACGTTCTTATACTTGAATTTTCCGTTCTTGTACTGGCCAACCACGCGGCGTTCGTTCTGCCAGTCGGTAAAATTCTCATATTCGTCCAGCCCCATCAGCTTCAGCTCACGCTCGCCCCATCCGCTCTTGTGGAAGGGGATGATGTAGTCGAGCTGCGGATCCTTCATCGCGGCAAGCACATGCTCCCGGCTCACGCCAACAATAATGGTGCCAACATTCTTGCTGTACCGTTCACGCAGCGCAAGCGCATCGGCAATGTCCATGCCCTCAGTCGGGCTGAATGCAAGCGTTCCGTCAGGGTTGAGACCGTTTCCTTCAGCAATCAGGCTCAGGTTGATCTTGATGCCTGTGTCACCAAACACAGCCGCAAAGTTCGGCACCTTCGTATACGCCTGGCTGGTAAGTCCCTTGGCGCTCATATCCAGCACAGCCTGCATCATGTCGATCAGATGCGGGGTCTCAAAATCGCTGAAGCTCTGCACGCGTAAGCCGCCGATTTCAGTTATCTTCTTGATCTGGCCCTTGGTAAGGCTGCGAACATCGCCTCGGTATTCCGTGCGCAGCTGCACCACCTTCGGGTTGTTACTGCCCTTGCTGTTCATGTTGTCAATGAAATCCTGATAGGCTTTCGGGTGCTCGTGGCGCAGTTTCTCAAGACCGTCGCTGGTGGTCACCTCATCAAGCCTTGGCTTGTATTCGCCGTTGTAGCCCTCCAGCCATTCACCGGCAAACTTGCCAAGCTGCCTGCGTCGGCTCTCCACATAACACACGCCGCACGGGCTTTCATAGCCGCTTTCCGCCAGCATGTTGCGAAGACCAATCAGATCATCGCTGGTAAGCACCGTATTGGGCAGCAGATGCTGAATCGCGTCAAAGGTTCCCTGATACAAAAGACGCTTGGCGCACAATGTACTTGCGTCCAGCGTCTTCACATATTCCTGATTTTGCTTCAGCATCACCTGGTTGTCGGCTGCAATGTAATCCAGACGATCCTTGTCAGCGGCAATCGTTGCAGCAACGCTGTTCACATCGTCGATCCAGCGTTCCACCTTTATGGCGTCAAAACCCTTGCCCAACAGCTGCTGCCTTGCTGTTTCCTTTTCCTTTTCCGTCCAGCTGGAAAGGCTGTAGTCCTTGGCAACCGTGCCGGAAGGGGTCTCTTCGGCAATCACATTGCCGTCAGAAGTTATTTCTCGGTTTTCAGCGGGTACTTCGCCACGATCTCCCTGGCGAATGCCTCGCGCATTTCGTCCTGCTCCTGCTCCGTTTTCCCCTGAAGCTTCATTGCGTTTTCCGCCTTCACGGAAATCGGTACTTTCCTCTCCATACACGCTGTGAAGTATGCTTCGTTGCGTTTCAAGGTCGTATCCCTCCTGCTCAAGTTCTATCGCATCCTGCTCTATAGCGTTTACCAGTTCAACGTTCTCTGCATCGTATACCTCAAGCACAGCTTCAGGTTCGCCGTTTGCATCAGTATACACCAGAACATTGTCCATTGCAACAAGGCTGCCGCCGTTCTTCCGCTCCACAAACTGGTATCCACGGTAGTTCTTGTCGTTCATGTTGGAACGCAGCCGTGCGTACTCGTTGGGGTCAAGCAGGTCAGGAAGTGAATACTGCAAACGCTCCCCTGTCACATCGCCTGCTTCAAGCCCGTATTCAGAAAGGTCGATAGCGCCTCCCTTTCTGGGGATGGGTGTGTATGCTTCCCTGATCTTTGCTTTTTCAGCTTCGGATGCGTTCTGGTATTCCTCGGATGCCATCACTTCCTCCAGCTGCTGGCGAAGAATCGCATCCGTGTCAGCATCGTCAAGAATGCGGGTTACCTTCATTGCACCAGTGATGATCCAAGGAACTGTATCGGGATTGGGGTTCGTGCGGTATCTGTAATAACCGGCAGTTCCGTCCTCCTCACGAGGCAATCTGGGCAAACCAGCAAGAGAATGCTGGAACTTGCCATTTGCATTGTAACCGTAGCTCATAGCCTCTTCCTGATAGTCGTGATCAGCTGCGCACTCGCATTCTGCCCACACAAAGTTTTCGGGGAACAATTCCTTCTTCCCGATTTCGGGGTTCAGCCTGTTAAACTGTGTTGCCTTGGGAGAATCGCCAAGGTGCCAACCGGGTCGGTATGCAAGCTGCGTCTTGCCCGTGTTGGTTCCTTTGCCGCCAGCCTGTACCTGCGGTCGGCCAGTCTTGCTGTCTGCTCCGCGAGGCGCTGCATCTGCATTCAACCAAACGCCAACAGGGGTCGGCTCGCCACCCGGATTTGCAACCATCGGCGGGTACAAACCGGGCTTGTTCTTAAAAACAGCAAACACCTTGTAGCCCTTGATGGTGTGCACAGGGTCAGGTTCCTCACGAAGCGAATACTGAATGCCGTCTGTGGGGAACTCTCTCTGCTTATTTTCTGCACCCAGCGCCGTTTCAAACAGCTCTCTGGCACGGTCCAGCTCGCTGTAATCCTCGCGTGCAATGCCCGTCAGCTTGCTGATGAAGTTCTTGATCGTCTCAAGGATCCTGCGTGCCACACTGGGCTTTTCAGCGGCCAGACGATTGATACTCTCCTCATCGCCGTACAGGATCTTGCGGGTCAGGTCGGCTACGATCTCGCGCCGCGCCTCATCCTCAGTAAGCGGCGTTGCATCCACAGTCGGGTCCAGTGCAGCCATCATCTCAAGCTGCGTGTTGTATCGCTTCATGCGTGCAGCAATATCCCTGTCAAGCTGCCCTTCATCACTGCCTGAATACGCAATGCCAATCAGAGCGTCTGCAAACTCCTGATAGCTTTCGCTCTGTTCCATGCGATGGGTCAGTTCGTGCAGCACCGTGCCGTACAGCATGTCGCTCTGCGTGGCGTTCTGGTCAATCTCCACCTTGCCGGTTCTGGCGTTGTAGCTGCCATTATAACGCAGCGCAGTACCTCCCTTGGTAGTGTCCACCACGTCAAACTGCACGCCGTACTTCTTGGTCAGCTGCTGCATAAACCTGTTGCGGCTCTCCTGTGCTTCAGGGGTCATCTCTCGCTGGATCTCCCTGTAGATGGCGTCGATCCGTTGCTGTTCTTCAGGCGTTGCATCTGCAAAGTTGCTGCTGGTAAAGTCAGCAATGCCCATTGCCGTCACGTTGCCGCTTTCACGGGCAGCGCTGCGCACGGCAGCACGCTCTGCCTTGACAATCGCATTTTGGTTGGCAACGGCAGCCAGCTCCGTCTGCGCCATCGCCAGTGCGGTTTCCTGCACATTAGCCTTGGCGGCTTCGTATTCACCCTGTGCTTCCTGTGCCTCGCGCTGGGCAGTGACCATCTCTTCCTGCGCCTGGTTCTTTTCTTCGATAACTGCCAGCACTTCGTTGGTCGCCTTGGGGTCGGCAGGGTTTTCGTTCATGCGCCGGGTGGCGTCGGCCAGCTTCTGCTGCGTCAGTTCTTTCTTGCGCTGTGCGCTTTCAAAACGATCTGCTGCCTTGCTCACGCTCTTCTTTGCCGCTTCCACAGCAGATCCATCAATGGCTCCGCTGGCCATCATTTCGCCTGCCTTGGCTTCGGTCACCACTTTGGTGGCGCGTTCACGAACCGACTCAGCAATGGTCGGATCCTGCAAATCCTGCGCCACCGCATTCACCAGCGTATTCGCATCTTCAGCAGTGATGGCGGATTTCTTCATCAGGCTTTCGGCAACCTTCACGCTGTTGGCATAGGAGGGGAACACAGACACAGAACTGCCAATGGAGATCAATCCGCCCATCAGCGCATCAGCAGTCAGCTCACGGCCATATTCCTGCCAGTCGCGCTCCAGCGGATTCTCTCCCTTGATCAGGCCCGTCACAGCCTCGGTCACAATGTTTTCCGCAGGCTCCTGCACCGCTTCGTTCACAGCCGTCTTGCCAATGTTCACCATGAAATGACCAAACATCTTGCCCCAGCGCGAAAGCCCGGCCACCACACTGGAACCGGGAACAAGGGCCAGTTTCTCCACAACCTCTTCCACATAGGGCATGTTGCTGGCCTCGATGTTTTTCAAAATACCGTCCCACTGGCTCATGGCAGCCGTCACCGCAGCAGCGCCCAAACCGGCAGCAGCGCTTGTCAGGTAGTCTTCACCTTCGTTGTAGCTGTCCCACATTTCGCGCAGTCCGCTCTCTGCGGCAAAGGGAGTGCTGCTGATCATACGGTTCAAAAACTTCAGTTTATCGCCAAACACAGCAGTGGATGCATTGCCAAGCGCCTTTGCAACGCCGCCCATCTGCTGCATCTTGATCATCTCACTGCCAACGGTGCCAGCCATAATCTCAAGCGGCGTTCCGTTCTCCAAAAGCACCTCGTTGTGCCCAGCCAGTGTGGTGTTCATTTCATTGGCAAATTCAGCGCCGTAATCGGCTACCTCTTCATTGCCAAAAAGCTTTCCTGCACCGGTAATGATGCTGCCAACAAACTTGTCCACCAGGTCAGTAATGGCATAAGCCGTGTGATCCAGCGCCCACATCGCAACATTGGAAACGCCAATGCCGTCGTTGTTCTGCGCTTCCACCAGCTTGCCGTCCATGCCAAGCACACCGTCCAGCCAGCCAATGAACCCGCCAAGCTCTTCATCGCCAATGTCGTAGGCTTCCTTCAGCAGCATCTCATACTCAGCCAGCTCCACGCGAACATCGGGATCCATCATTTTTCTGGGCAGATCACCGGCAATCGCCATCTGCATCAGCGCAGCGGTCGCCTTCTGGCTGCCCTCACTGTGCACCATGTCCTGTATGTATTCGTCGCCGCTTTGCTTCACAGCGCCTTCGATCAGCTGAAACTGGTACTGGCATGCAGTGCGGTAGTCGTTGTTGTACAGTGCCTCGTCGATCCCTGCATACAGTTCTTCTTTCGTCATAGAAGGGCTTTTAACAGGGGTTTCAGAAAGGGATTCGGGTGTTAAAGCCTCAACTTCCGGCGTGGGTTTATAGCCCTCCTGCGTGCGTTTTGCGGCACCGTCAGTATCGGTGCGCATCACAGCGTCATTGCCGCTCTTTGCGCCTGCCCACAAGCGCCCCTCGCTGTAAATGTCAGCGGGGGGAGTTGCGTACAGGCTCTGCTTGCTGGCCATCACACCAGCGCCCGGTATGGTGCTTTCGTCAATCAGACTGCCACGGGCATTCACCTGGGCAATCTTTTCCGCGTTCACCGCAAGGCCAAGCGCTGCTTCGTTCTTGGCCGCATTGTCCTCTGCCCACTTGGTGTCCCACTGCAATCGGATGCTCTGTTCCAGCGCTTCTTTGTCAAAGCTGATCTCATGCAGCGGTTCCACTTCCATCTTGTCCAGATGAGGCGTGCGGCTGGTGCCGTCAGCGTTGTTGAAGATGAAATGCACCGCTTCATCCGCGCTGTCAAATCCACCGCTGCGGATCGTGTCCTGCATCCGCTTGTGGAAGTCGGCCAGTTCACGGTCGTATGCCTCCGTAGCCAGAAAACTCTGGTAGGTATCGCGGAAGGCTCGCTTCTCTTCATTGGTGCCTCCGGCCAGCACCTTTCGGTAGTTCTGGTCAAAGTAATCCTTGCTGGTGGCTTCTTTGCCAAAACGCTCACGGGCAGCAGTGTATCGCGGGGCACTCAACAACCTGCTCCGCTCAATCTCCGCCGCTTTTGAAGGACGATTCGTCCCAGAAGTCCCATTGCTGGCTGGTTTCTCCCAGCCTTCTTCCTTTGCTATGCTCTGCAGCCGGTTCAGTGCTTTCTTGAACTTATCGTCCATCGGAACCCTCACTTCTTCTTTTTGTCCAGAATACTTGCAGCTTTATTGGCAGCCAATCCGCTCTTGCTGCTCACCTTGCTTGTCAGGCTCTGCATCGGGGTAGGCGCGGCAGGCGGTTTCTGCAGCGCGTCATACAGGTTCTTTGCCGCTTCCTTGTTGTATACCTGTGCATTGGCAGCCAGCGCGTCAACCAGCGTGTTCACAGGCTTGCCGGTGTAGGACGCGGTGGTGGTTTTCTTGTTTCCGCTTCCGCTGCTTCCGCCGCCTCCGCTGCTTCCGCCGCCGCCATACTTGGCGTTGAACTCTGCCTGCCACATCGCATACTCACGGTCAGCCAGTGCTTCGGCGTTCTGATATTCATATATCTGCATCGCAAGCTGGTTGGCATCCTGCCCACGGCCATACTGCTGGTTCTCCAGTTCATCCAGGTAGGCCAGAATATCCGCCTGCTCCTGTGCGCTCAGGCTCTCCAGTTCAGCCGCCAGCTGGCTTCCAAGCAGCGCCTTCTGCTGCTGCAGGTTCTTGGTCTGCGCCGCCTGCGTGTCCAGTATTGCCTGCTGCGCTTCTACGCCCTGCATGCCAATGTTGGCCAGGCTGGCCGCATTGTAGCTGCTGCGCTGCATGCCGCGGCCAAGGCTTGCACGGTCAAAGGCACTGACTGTCTGCGCGTAGTTCTTCGCGCTCTGCTCAAGTTGCTTGCCGTATGTCGCATCAAGGCTTGCAAGCTGCTGGTCTATCAGCATTGCATTGGTATCATGCTCCTGCTGCGCTGCCAGCTCTTTGGCGTCGTATACCGCGCCATATCGGTCCTGCGCTTTCTTGCGCATTTCTTCTTCGGTCAGTGGAGTGTAGCTCTGCCCGTTCAGTTTGGCAAGCAGCTGCTCCAGGTTGGAACTGGCCATCTTACTCCACCTCCGGCAGTCCGGCAATGCTGGTCAGCATACTGGTTATGCCTGCCACGCAGGCAACGCTCAGTACCGCAACCCAGTTAACGTCCATCACGCCAACCATGTCGCCTGCCAGCATGCCAACCATAGACTGCGCCATCGTCTTCAGCGCACGCACGCCAGCGCAGGTCCACCACTTCGCAGTAAAAATGCTGTTCATCGCTCTTCCTCCTTATATCGTCAAAACAACGTCCCGTATCTCGTTGATCACGCCTGCAGCCGGATACCCAGGTACGGCTGCAAAGCTGTATTGCCCTTTATTCGCCGCCAGAAGGCATTCATTCATCTTCTTTTCAAGGCCTTCCATCTGCCTGCGCCAGTCTCCAAAAACGCCTACAACGCCTTCCAGCACGCAATCCGGCACACTGTAGAAAGCGCACGCGCTGTTCACTGCCGCAAGCAGTTCTTCAATGTCTGCCCTGTGGCTCACCTGCTCATTGCTGATCACATCGCCAGGCGCGATTGCACGTCCCCATGAATGCCCCGTTACCGTAAAACTCACACCGTCCGTGGCACTCTCTGCACCGATGGTATCCACCAGCTTGTATCTCACGGTATGCGTTCCGTTCGTAAGCCCACTCAGATGGTCGTATACCTTGCTGTCGCCAGTTGCTGTCGCCACATCCGTCCATGCTCCGCTGTCGATGCTCCGCTTCAACATCACCATATCGCCGTCAGGGTCGGCAGGGCACTGGATCCTGATGGTGGGAGAATGGCAGAAGGTGATCGCTCCGCTGCTGGGAACCTCCACAGTCGGCGTTCCGGCAGCAGAATTGCCATTCAGCAGCGTGCTGGCCACCGTGTATCCGCTGTAGTACGTCGATCCTGCGCTGCCCTTGGTTCGCACCCTGTACTGCCTCACCATTCCGGCGTTTACCGTCACACTCACGGTTCTTCCCGTCACATCCTCGTCTCCGCTCCATGCGCCCCAGGTGGAGGAATTGATGCTTCTCTCCCTCCAGCTCACGCCAAAGGCCGTAAACGCGTTCAGGTCGCCGCCACCGCCGCCTGTAATGGTCATCACTTTGGTAACCGTGTCTATCGCAAGGCTCGTCGGCGCAGTGCAGTAGTCCGTGGTCGTTTCGTATACCGGCTCAATCTCCTGGCAGTAGGTGTAGTTCAGCCAGCCTGCCGGGTCTATCATCAGGTATCGGCTGTTGGTGATCCTGCTTGCGTAATCCTTGTGAAGATAAATCACAGTTCCGCTGTGGATTCTTGTTTTGGTACCACTTCCATCCGCGTACTGGTAGTAGTACATTGCGCTGCCGCCTTTGGCTATGGCATGGTATTTGGTAATAACTTTTGCCATGCGCTCACCCCTTAACGAAACAGCGCATTGTCAAGGTACTTCCCCTTCAGGTCAATGCTGTTTTCGCCAACGCCAAAATTTCCATTCAGCGTATCAAACGCCGCAGCCACTTCTTTCAAAGTGCGCTTATCCTCAGCGCTGACGGTAATGTTCTCGCCGGTCAGGGTCACGTTACCGTTCACCTGCTCAACCCAGTTTACGTTGGTGGTCTTGCCGTCCGAGCCTTTCAGGCTTGCCAGCCATTCCGCTTCAGTACCCTCAAAGCCGTTTTCAACGGCCACTTCATACGCACTGGCACCCTTCCAGGTGTTCACGTTCATTCTCATTTTGCCGCAGTTCGCCATATCGTATCACCTCTCATATCGTTGCCGTGGCATGCTTCTTTGCGCTTTCAAGGTGGATCACCGGGTTGCTCACGCTCGCAGGTTTGTATGCCTGTGCCTGCCCATAACCGCCGTAATTCAGCGCAGCAGCCGTGTTTACAAACAGTTTCTCCACCATCTTTGCGCAGCAGTTGCTGGCGTCGGTGCGGTAGTAGCTTTCCTTGAATACCATTGGCAGATGCGTATGCCCGTGGATGTAGATGTCCGCATCCACAATGCCGTTCAGGTCAGCCAGACGGTTGGCCTTTCCGCCTTCCTTCCTGCCACCTCCGCTTCCGTGGGTCACATACAGGCTGTACCACTGCTTCGGGTTCTTGTCCCTGTGGTAGTGGCCGCTGGTTCGTGTCCCAAAACGCAAAAAGACAAGCACACCATCAGGGTGATACTTGTCTTCCACACCAAGTTCTCTGCATACCAGCCGCATCGTGTCTATGCCGTCCGTTCGGTAGATCCTTGCCTCATGGTTGCCGCAGCACGCCGCGATGACCTTTTCCTTCACAGGCTTCAGCGCAGTCACAGCCGCATTGATCTGCTGCATGGGGGAAAGCTGCTCGCTGTACAGGTCGCTGGGGCTTGCCTTGGTCGCAGTGTTCATGATATCGCCGTTCAGCACCACCACGCCGTATGGGTCATTTGCAGCCTGCTCAATCCGCTGTGCAATAATGTCAGTTGCTGAATGCTCGTCGCCTATGTGCAGGTCGCTCAGGCAGTACACATTGCACCGTTCCCAATTCACGGGAAAATCAGCTCTCACACTGTGCATCAGTTCACCCCGATCCTGCTCAGAAGAAAACCAACGCATGCAGCCAAAACCACCTTCGCCACCTCACGGGTGTAGTATTTCCACTTCTCGGCAGGCTCCGCTTTCAGCTCGTCAATGTCCTTGGCCATGCTGTCCACCTTGCGGTTCAGGCTCTGCTGCCCGTGCATCACATCGCGCAAACTCAGCGCCAGCTCCTGCACTGCATCCAGCAGTTTTTTCTGCTCCTTCTGCTGCGCGTACAGGGTCTTAATATTCTCCTCGTTGGCGCTCACGCGGCCTGTCAGCTCTGCAATCTCGCGCTCCTGTTTCAGCATCTCGTGTTCCATTATCCTTCACCGCCTTTCACCAGCATAAGGATCTCGTCCAGCTTGGCCAGCACCTTGTCTTCAAAGCTCATGGGGTCTCCATTGCCATTGTCGGTAGGTTCAGCCATGCCAATCACGCGCAGGAACTTGGTCTGCATAAAGCCGTACTTGCCGTTCCACTGTACCGTCGCCCAGTCATTCGTGCGCTCACGAACGATCACCTCAGCGCCAAAAGGTACCTTGACCACCGTGTTGTAGCCTGCGTCGGTTGCAGGGGTGCTGCGCATGCGCACCGGCTCGCGGTCTTCGCTGTACACTACCGCCAGCTCAGGCAACGACGCTTCGCCAGTAAAATCGTCATCCCGCTGGTCTTCATACTCCACATCTGCCGCTTCTCCACAATACGTCCAGCTATTCAGGCTGGTATCGTAATCAATACCGTCCACGCCATCTGTCTGCGTGCAGTGGGTGATCACCAGCGAATCAACGCTCGTTACAACGCCAACGTGGTAGTAATCAAGCAGCGTGCTGGCAAAATACCTTCCACCCTGTTTGTATCGCTCATGAAGGTCATATCCGGTGCTTCCCTCGTCCCTTGTTTTGTACACAAGGTTGCCAAGCTCAACAGCCGTGTCCTTGCGGATGGGCGCAAGCTCTGCCATTTCAAACCGCGCAAAGTAGTTGGTGCTGTGCATGGGGTATTCCCTGCCCAGCGCACCCATGATCAACCCGATGCAGTCGCAGGTGCCGTCGCTGCCGTCGCCGCCTGTGCGGTAGGTTGGGTTGCTTTCGGCAATTCTGCGCACGTTCTCCACAAACCGGGTCACGTTCATACGTTCACACGCTCCCATCCATC